GAGAATTAAATCCTAAAAATTTTACAGAATATCTAGCACCTGCTTCAGTAACTTCCATTTCACTGTTTTGTATTTTGATTGGAAGGTATCTAGTTGTAAAGGGTGGAGTTACTGCTCTGTCACTTTCTGCATCTCTACCTATAAACGAGATTACTAATAAAAACGGAGCATCAATGTAGTCAGGATGTCCGCTGAATCTAGAGGAGTTAAAAAGTTCTCTATAAAATTGCGATACACTGTGAGGTTCAACAATTTCAAACGATCCTGTGGTTAAGTTACTATTACCCATGTCATTAATACCGGGTCTAGTTTCAAAATCTAAATTTTCTATAAACAAATCTTTGTCTCTAGAATCGCCTTGTGTTACATCACGTTTGTAGGAACCTGCTTCATATGTTTGACCATTTTCACGTGAATATCCGCCACTTTTTGCAACTATATAAAAATCTTTATTTTCAACACCATTAGGATTTATAATTTTTCCTTTGTATGTTGCTGGATCGTTTATTTGATCAGTTGACACTGAAACAAGAGTAATAATATAGTTGTAACTGTTTAAATCATGTAGTGCATTATGTCTTCCTTGAACCTCCGGGTAAAAATTTTCCCATTCCGCATTAGCATTTATAGCAAATCCTGCATCAGGACCATTGTACATTTCACTGCTAGACTTTTCCTTGTAAATAGATGGTCCAGGTCCTTTATCAGAAACTGTATCTGAGTTGTTATTAACATTAGGAGAAACTTTAGTTGATCTCTTATACTCTGTATCATCAGTTCCTCCGGAGTATACTTTTTTAAATTCTTCTTCGTCGTCAATATAGTTTGGATTTGATTTCCAGTTCGAAGAATCTGTCCACTTTCTATCATCGTCGTCGCTATACGGCCCATCGTATATTTGGTATTCTTGTCTGATATAGGCAAGTTCCCATGCAGGCATTTTACTTGAATTTTCAAACGGATCGCTGTTGTCAACTCGTTCAATGTTACTTGTTTCGTTTACATTATCTGCCATTACTAATTTCCGATTGTGCTCCTAATTACATCTATTGTTGGAATATAAATGTTAACTCCGGCAACAAAATCAAAAACAGGATCATCTAAGACTTCAGGGTTTCTTGATTTAAATACCCACCATAAATCAGGATCGTCAAATAAATCACTTGCTAATAAATCAGGACGATAATTATATTGAGGTTTAAGTTCATATAATTTGTCACCTAGTTTGGCTGGAATTTGTCTATAGTTAAGAATGTCTAAACCAAGACTGTTTTGTCTAGTTGTAGCATATAAACTTGAATTTGAATATCTTGGCATTATAACATTCCTTTGTTAGTTGTAAGATCACCGTTTATAAACTTTTTAATACTAAACTGTGCTTGATCTCTTCTTGAAAATGCAGGTAAACATTCAATAGTAAATTCTGCTCTAGTCGGTACCGCAGTTGCTTGACCTTGTGTTCCGACTGAAATATAATCAACATCTTCATTAAGAGTATAAAAGAAACTTGAGATAACAACTGGCAAATTATTAAATTGATATTCACCATATCCGCTCAATCTACAAACCGGCGGTGGTGCACCTTGATCTTTTCCTCCACCAAAGTTCATTTTAGTAACTGCTCTCAATGCATGTATTGCTCCTAGCATATATTTTGCATCATCTGGATTTTGTGCTGTAAATGTTCCAACAATTGAAATTGCGTCCAGAGCCGAGTTCTGGTAAGCATAATACGTATAATTACTATGTGTGGGATTTAAATTATTATAATTGGCTCTGGTTTGTACAACAATTTGTGGAGTATAAGGAAATACTATTCCTCCATCTTTTGTGTCTGCTATATGTTTTGCTGGTCCACCTAAATAACTATTGGGGACTTTAATTTTGATTCTAGGATCTTCGCCAAACTTATCACCTGTGAATGAAATTGTTTGTACTGGTGGTTCTGATCCTTTTTTAGGACCTTCATCTCCAAGCAACGATTGTAATCGTTTTAGTTTTCCGCCTAAGCCAGATGCACCTATAAGGTTGTCAACTAGTTTACCGCCCACATTAGTTAATTTGTCATTCATATTATTTTGGCTCCTTTTGGTAATAATATTTATTGCATTTATTAACTACGTAGTTTATAATAGAAGTTACATACGGAGAATCTTATGAGAAAAGTAAAATATTTAAACAATAGAGATCTACTTAAACAGATCCATATAAGCAAAAACAGTTTTAGTTCGTATACTGACGACGATTACCACAGATTTGATATCATTTTACCAAGTTTAGAAAAAGTTAATAGACTTACAATAGCAGAAGCAAAAAGAAATCAGGCTGATAGGATTGGAAAAGCGGCATATGAAGCGGCTAGAATGTCAGGCGACAAAAAGACTAAACTTGCACAAGTTACACCTGATTGGCGTAAAATTGAAAAAACATCGTTGGTATTTAGAATTATGACATTTGATCATATTCCAAAAGCACCAGGTAGAAAACGTAAAACTAAAACTATTGCAGACGAGCATGAACGCTGTAATTTTCCTCCATTCCAGCATTGGAAATTTGATGAAAATGATAATCTAGTTTGTGTAGGCAAAAGCCACTGGGAAGGTGGTATGCAAAACGGAAGTTTTAGTAAAGGACACGGTCGTGTTACTGAAGAACTAGGAAGAATGTTTTTAAAACTTGCTGACAGATACGGTACTCGATCTAACTGGCGTGGATATACATATAACGATGAAATGAGGGCTCAGGCTGTATTACAACTTTCACAAATAGGTTTACAATTTGACGAAAGTAAAAGTGAAAATCCTTTTGCATATTATACTGCCGCAGTTACAAACAGTTTTACAAGAGTGTTAAACATAGAAAAGAAAAATCAAAATATTAGAGATGACATTCTACAAGAAAATAATCTTAATCCTTCATTTACTAGACAAAATGAAAATGTGTTTAAAGAAGATAAAGAAAAACTTGCAGAATTCTATAAAAGCATTAGACGTCCAAAAGCAGACTATTAAGGTTGACAAACCTATAAGGTTTCACGTATAATGTAATAACAATAGTATAAGGGAAGGCATGACACAATTATTTAAAAAGGCCGCGGTGTTTACAGACATTCACTTTGGTCTAAAATCAAACAGCAAAATTCACAACGATGATTGCGAAAGGTTTGTAGATTGGTATATTGAACAAGCCAAAGCAAACGGCTGTGATGTAGGAATCTTTACAGGAGATTGGCATCACAACAGAAGTGCGTTAAATTTAACCACTATGGATGCTAGTTTGCGATCACTAGAAAAATTAGGTAAAGCATTTGATAAGTTTTACTTTTTTCCTGGCAATCACGATTTATATTATAAAGACAAAAGAGATATTCACAGTGTAGTATTTGGTAAACACGTACCAGGTGTTACTGTGATTACAGAACCACAAGTAATTGATGATGTTGCTTTGGTTCCTTGGTTAGTAGGAGAAGAATGGAAACAAGTTTCAAAAATGAAGTGTCGATATATGTTTGGACACTTTGAACTTCCTAATTTTAAAATGAATGCAATGGTTGAAATGCCCGACACAGGCGAAATCAAAGCAGACGACTTTGCTAATCAAGAAATGGTGTTCACGGGCCACTTCCACAAACGTCAACAACGTAAAAATATCTATTACATCGGTAATGCCTTTCCACACAATTACGCCGATGCATGGGATGATGAACGTGGTATGATGACGTTAGAATGGGGAGGTGAGCCCGAGTTCATCGACTGGAAGGATTGTCCTAAATATAGAACTATTCCATTAAGCAGGTTATTAGACAAAACAGAAGAAATACTTGCTCCTAAAAATTTATATCTACGTGTAACACTTGATATTGATATTAGTTACGAAGAAGCAAACTTTATTAAAGAAAATTTTTCTGCACAATATGATGTAAGAGAAATAAGTTTGTTGCCTGATGCTAACGTAGACGACGAAATGAATAAAATGGAACCTGGTGAGATTGATTTTGAATCAGTAGACCAAATTGTAACCGATCAAATAACGAAGTTAGATACAGAAACATACAAACCAAACTTGTTGTTAGATATCTATAGAGGATTGTAATGTTTAAAATTAAAACCTTAACAGTAAAAAACTTTATGAGTGTAGGTAATCAAACTCAAGCAGTTGACTTTGATAAAAATTTACTTACTCTTGTACTAGGTGAAAACTTAGATCTAGGAGGAGATGATGCAGGTTCACGTAATGGTACAGGTAAAACTACTATTATCAATGCATTAAGTTATGCATTATATGGCAATGCACTAACAAACATTCGTAAAGAAAACTTAATTAACAAAACTAACGGCAAAGGTATGTTAGTTACTGTTGAGTTTGAAACTAACGGACAAAACTATAGAATTGAAAGAGGGCGTAAGCCTAACATTCTTAAATTTTACAAAGAGAATGTCGACGTCACCGCAGATGACATTGATGAATCACAGGGTGATAGTCGTAAAACACAAGAAGATATTGCAAAGTTATTGAACATGAGTCATACAATGTTCAAACATTTAGTGGCGCTTAACACATATACAGAGCCTTTCCTTTCACTCAAAGCCAATGATCAAAGAGAAATTATTGAGCAGTTGTTAGGCATCACTATCTTATCTGAAAAAGCAGAACGTCTTAAAGAAGAACAAAAAAGAATACGTGATGCTATTGCTGAAGAAGATGCAACAATTAAAGGTATCGAAACAGCAAATCAAAAAGTTCAAGAATCAATTGATAATTTAGAAATTAAATCTAAAGCATGGGACGCAAACCAAGCAGAAGAAATTGCTAGAACAACAAAAGCAATTAGTCAATTAATTACTGTTGATATTGAAGCAGAGATTCAATCACATAAAGATAAGAAAGAATGGCTAGTACAAGATACTGAACAAGCAAATCTTAACAAAGAAAAAGCAAGTTTAGAAAGTAGTATGTTACGTGCTGATCGCACACATTCTAAATATGAAACAGAACTAAAAGACATTGCTAATAAAAAATGTTTTACATGCGGACAAGAACTACATGACGAAGCACATGAAAAAATTCTTGCTGAAAAGCAAAATGATGTAACTGAAAGTCAAACATACATCGACGGTATTACATTACAATTAAACGAGGTGCAAGAAAAATTAGATGCTATAGGAGATTTAAAAGGATGTCCTAAAACATTTTATGATAGTAGCGAAGAAGCATATAATCATAAAAATAACCTAGCAAGTTTAGAAGAACGTAAAGTAGAAAAAGATGCAGAAGTAAATCCATACACAGAACAAATGGATGAATTACGTGATCAAGCACTGCAACAAATTAATTGGGATAGTATAAATGCTCTAACAGAAATGAAAGAGCATATGGACTTCTTGTACAAACTACTTACAAGTAAAGATTCATTTATTCGTAAACGTATTATTGATCAGAACCTAGCATTCCTAAACAAACGTTTACAATTATATTTAGATAAAACAGGATTACCACATCAAGTTGTATTTCAGAACGATTTAACAGTTGAAATTACAGAACTTGGGCGTGACTTGGACTTTGATAACCTCAGTAGAGGAGAACGAAATAGACTCATATTATCTATGAGTTGGGCATTTAGAGATGTTTGGGAAAGTTTATATCAGAGTATTAATCTACTGTTTATTGACGAACTTGTTGATAATGGACTTGATGCCGCTGGTGTTGAAAGTGCGTTGAGTGTACTTAAAAAGATGAGTAGAGAACGCAATAAAAACATTTATTTGATTTCGCACAAAGATGAACTATCTTCACGTGTGAATAACATATTGAAGGTAATTAAGGATAACGGGTTCACTTCTTATAGTAATGATACGGAGACTGTGAATGCCTAGGACTACCCATGAGTTGCTTGTTCAAGCAATGATGGACTACTATAACACGCAAGAAAGATTTGAAGCAAAAGGCTTCGATGAAACCGGCCGAAAGGCACGATCTATTCTTAGTGATATTAGAAAACTAGCGACAGAAAGACGCAACGAAATACAGGCAAAACGTAAGGCACTTAAAGTTATAAAGAAGGCAAACAAGCAGGAAAGCCAGAATCAAGATCCAGAATTATAGGCGCAGGTAAGTATCTGCATGGAGTGGACTTATCAGGGCAAAAAAATAGAAGATCTTCCACAAGACTGTGAAGGTTTTGTATACCTGATTACGAACACTACTAATAATCGCAAGTACGTAGGCAAAAAACTAGCAAAATTTAAAAAAACACGCCCACCACTCAAAGGCAAAAAAAATAAACGTAGAAGCAAAGTAGAATCAGACTGGAGAGACTATTGGGGATCTTCAGATCATTTGAATGCTGACGTACAAGAACTAGGCCCAAAAAATTTCACAAGAGAAATACTTTATTATTGCAACAGCAGAGGCTTAATGAGTTACCTAGAGGCTCGAGAACAATTTGAAAGACGTGTGTTAGAAACAGACGAATACTATAACGGAATCATTAATGTTAGAGTAGGCAGTTCAAAAATTCTTAAAGAAGCACTAGGCAACATAGGCAATACAAACAGCACACAAGGTTAGCAGGCCAGATTATAATACTGCTGAGTAAAAGGTCCCGTGATAAGGACACTCGTATACGTTGATCGACCACCACTGTGAGGTAAGCCATCAAACCAATTGGGCTCACTGGTTAACGGAGATTGAATGCTGTCAATCGAAAAACACAACACAGTTCATAAAAACTCTTTAGCAATAGGAACGAAGCGAGAGGTAGCGTAAGCGATGTCGACGTAGGTTGGGAAAGGTCAGAGCCCATTGAACTATGTGTATAAACAAATAACCTATTTCCAAGTCTTGGCTGTGACGAACTCACATGATGTTCAAGATTAGATGGAACCACTGTGTAGGTTCCGTCTGACTGAAACAATCTACATGATGCTAACAATTACTTCGTAATTAATTAATCTACTTTTAAATAATCGTGTTTGAGCGATAGCGAAAAACACAAGTGAACGTAGTTCACTTCTTAATAGTTTCACACTCAAACCAATGCACAACATCGTCACATGGATCATTAACATAATGATGTTCGAACCATTTAGTATCTTGTAAATCGTCTTTTGGTCTAGTGTAGATCGGGATCGCGTCCAAAGCCTGATTTGACTTGGCTTGTTTTATATTCTTCAATTTCAATCTCATTTGCCGGATCAGAAAGTTTTAAAAAGTGTAATACTTCTTGTGCTTGTTCTAGCGAGGGAATACCGTTAGCAAGTGTGTTGCGTGAGGTATGATCATATATTCTATACATTGTTATCATAGTAAGATTATTTAGAGTTGTAGTTAGTGTGATTAAACTGTGCTATTTGGTTTTTGACGGCTAGATTGCCGATTATATAAATACATTTAGGAGAAGACCACATGAAAATTAATGAATTT